GCCCTTCTTAAATTTGTTTCTCAACAAATATTACATGATGTTCGTAACTTGAACACGTCTGTAGTATCTGTTAGCGTTGATTGCACCAACACCGTCAGCAGTAATATTTCCTGACGCAGAAGCACCAGCAAATGGATTAGCAACCATACCGTATCTAGTTTTGAAACCGATTTTCGGTTGGAAGTTATCCTGACCTACTGCTCTAACCATTTGTAGAGGTACATACGGACAATAGAATAAACCAGCGTCGTATGGAGAAGTTCCTTTGTAACCAACAACGTAGTACTGTTTAGTAGGTGACGCATTGCTTGCCATGTTAGCAGCATATGGGTCAATGTAAACTTTGTACTTACCATTTAATACACCAGCAAAAGTATTACCAGTATCGTCAATGTTTAAGTTGTTGTTTAATGCAGGAGTGTAATCCAAAACACCCGCCATTTGTAATGCAGAGGCAACATCTGAAGAACAGATAATCATGTTACCTTTTCCTCTTCTGGTTCTCTGAGCGATTGTGTTTGCATCTCTCTCTAGTTGGAACATAAGACCTTTGAATCTTTCAACAGACCATCTACCATTAGAGTCTGTGTCAAGGTCAAATATACCAGCAGTTGTTGTGTTAATTGCAGCGTGTGAGTTGTCATTATCAGCAGCACCTACTTCAGCAGTTCTATAAACTGTTCTAACTACTTCTCTGTTGATCTCAGCTAAGATTTCAGCAGATAATATGTTAGACAATTCAGTTTCAGCGTCTAAGCCGTGAATTGCTTTAAGGTCCTGTGCTAATTCCATAGTGTACTCAGCCTTTAATGCTCTGCTTTTCGCAGTTACCGTTGACTTCTCAATTGAGAATGCCATTTCAGCAAATGCGTTACCAGAAGCGTCTCCAAGTGCTTCTGCATATGCAGTTGTCATACCAGTACCAGTTGTGTAACCAGTAGAAGTACCGATTGAGTCATTAAGAACAGCTGGGTTTTCACCAGTTTGTGCTACAGCGGAAGCCCCACTCACAGATGATCCAGCAGCATTTCTGCCTGAAAAATCTGTATCAGCTTCGTCAAAAAGAGCTTCACCACCACTTTGAGATGTATATCTACTTCTCATTGCGAAAATCAGACCTGTTGGGCCAGACATTGGTTGAACACCTGCGATATCGTAAGCGATAAGGTTAGGCATTGCTCTTCTTACTAAGCTAATTAGAATAGGATTCCAATTTTGTATAGATGAACCAGTTGCGTTAGTTGGCGCAGCTTCTGATAAGAAAGCAGCGTCTTCTTTAAGCGACTTTTCTTGGTTCTCTAATACCATTGAAGTAACGGCTCTTTTATAACTATCTTTGACCTCAGGAAGATCAGGATGGTCTAAAACGGGCTGCCACTTGTTTTGCATTGATTCAGATAAAAACATTTTTCTATCTCTCCTTCTTTTTAGTTAATTAACTAACCCTTACTTTACGTATGGGTTTTTCTTTGATTTACTAATTGCAGCAGTATATGCAGCCATTGACTCATTCATAGAGCCAGCATTGTTTTCTGCTACTTCATTAGATTCAGTTTCACTCGCTTTTGTTTTAGGGAAGTAAGAATTTTTTAATGTTTCTATACTTGTTCTAAAACTGTCAGCGTCTTTGTATTCAATACTTTCCGCTAAACCTTTAAGTTTTTCAGATTCAGTTTCAGCAAGATCAGATGATACATCATTGATAATATCTGCTCTTACGTGTTGACCGATTGCCTGATTTAACTCAACGTTTTTCTCAATAGATTGGTTAACTTCTTCTTTTAACTTCTCTATCTCAGCAGTCTGAGCCTCAATCACATCATACTTCTCTTGTGGAACATTGATGTAGTGAGATTCAAATAAAGATTTAAGACCACCGATAAAATCTTCAGTAATCTCAGCTCTTAAACCTTTTTCTATTGCCAATTCGTTTTCTTTCATCCACTCCTCGACAACATAGTTTAGGTAAGCGTCAACTTTTTCTACGATTTCTGATTTAGTTTCTTCAACTTTCTCATTAACCTTAGTTTCGTATTCGCTCTCTAAATTTTCTATTTCTTCAACAAGTTTTGCTTTAACAGCAGCTTCAAATATAGTAGAAGCTTTTTGTTTAAACTCTTCCGATAGTTCTTCACCATCAGTTAGAGCAGCAACGTCTTCTTTCATATCCATGTCTTTTACTTTATCTTTAGCTGTCATTTCTTTTTTAGCTTCTTTTTCTTTATCTTCAGATTCAGAAACTTCTTTTTCTTTCTTGTCTTCCTTGTCTTCCGCTTCAGACATTTCTTTTTCGTCTTTTTTCTTATCTTCTTTGTCTTCAGCTTCTTTCATATCTTTTTTCTTATCGTCTTCTTTTTCTTCAGACTTTTCATCTTCTTTATCATTCTTTTTGTCCAAGTACTTTTTAAGACCAGCAGGCATTTCGCCTTCTTTCACATCTTTTTTCTCATCATCTTTTTTGTCAGCGTATTCTGCTTCTTTCATGTCTTCTTTTTCTTTTTCGTCCTTTTTCTCATCAGCTTCGTAAGTAGCCTGAATATCTTTTTTAGGCTCTTTTTCAGCAGAGAGAGTAGGCATTGCGTCCGCTGTACCTGCACTTTTTTGTTGTGGGTCACCTGTAATGTGGTTAACCCCTTGTGCGAAATCTACTTTTGCGTCAGTCGGTGAAGTGATTGCTTTATTCATCACTTGTTGTACAGTTGCCTGTAACGACTTTGCTGGTTCAGCTGGAGCTGCATTTTTTGTTGGCAAATCTGCCACAGTATTGTCAGCCATCGTTCTATCTCCTCAATAGTTTTTCTTGTTGTTGTAAAATAAATGCACCACTCCTCTCGGAATGAGTCAATTACTATTTATAAAATTACAGCTTTTTAAGAAAAGATTCAAATACTTGAGCATTTTTATTTGCTCTTGCCATTCTCTCTTTACTTTCTACTTGTAACTTTAATTCGTTTACTTCTTGCTCTTTCAAAACGCCATTATTCCAAACCCACTCTTTGCCTTCCATAATGCCTTCTACGAAAGCGTCTGGAGCGCTGGGGTCTGCGACTATATCAGCCGCGGTTGCAAGATAAAAATCGTCTTTGACTATGTTAGCACCACCTACGTTTGAAAGTGTGCCCATTCCTCTACTTGAAACACCTAATTTTGCACCCTCGTCAATTAAAC